GTTTGCAGAAGGTTGTTTTCTGGCGTTTCTCCAGCTGGGATTTCGGGGCGGTCCCTCCAGGCTTTCGGCTTCCGGTTCTGCAGCCACATGGCAGCTGCGCCTCCATCTGGAGGGACTTCTTTTGTCACAGTTACGATCTTGGTAATCTGGCCATTTTCCATTTCAGCGCGTTTTTCGATGTAGCTGTATCCTTTGGCACGTTTAAGTAGCGCGTTTTCGACCTCGATATCTACGATTTCCTTGCCCTTTTTTAAGGCCTCCGAAATCTCCGAAAATTTAGCCTTCCAAGCGTAGAGCGTGGAAGGCGTAATCCCAATGTTTTTAGCAAGTTGTTCGTCCGTAAGGCCATCTCGCGCCCATGCGGACAGCAGCGTCAAACCGTCTTTTGTCAGCCAGTATTGATATTTACCATTCGCCACATCACCACCTCACCACCTCATTTAAAATTTATATCGGTACAAAAATAGCGAACTGCCTGGGGTTGGCAGTCCGCTGGTGTACTTTTGAGATCACTATTTACTAGCCATTTGCTGCCTGCGGAATTCGAGCTTTTCGAGTACCATGCATTCCAGCCGGTCAAAGAGCTTCCAGAGCCTTCGCTTAGCTTCATCCTTGGAATTGTACATGGTGCGGATGCGGGAGATCAGGTCCATCGAATTCATTAATTCGTACAGTGCTGCGAGGTCGAGCAGCTTTTCTTTACATTCGGAATCTTCCGTTTCTGGCAACGGAACATTGCTTAAAAATCTTAGGACTGCAGCAAACATCATCAGCTCTTGATATTCGGGAATATAGTCGCCATCCTCTGTGAAGGAACCCAGGACAACATAATCCACAAAGGCAGAAGTATCCGCAAGACTCAGCTCAGTTTTCAGTTGAAGCGGAATTGTTTCTTCTCCCGCTTGATAATTGATGGTTACGATTCCTTGCGTCAATTTATAGAGTTTACTAGCCTGGTCATATGTTAATTTATCCATAAAAACGATCTCCTTTGCAATAGTTCCCCGGTATTACCGCCCCGGGGAAAGGCGGGAAGAAAGGAGAAAACTGTGAATGAGAACTGAACATATCTCATCAGTTGTATGATATCACATATCGGCGGGACATTCGGGACGACTTCAATGCGTGCTCAAATAGCGATAGCATATTTTCTTTACCGAATCCTCCGTATTTGCCCCACCCACAC